CCAAGAGCTTAAGCCGTTTTGTTTTTCGTAAGATGTTTTGATATAGTCAAAGCTAAAAATCATTTTGTTTCCTCTTCCCACCTCGGAGAAATAAAACCTTCTTATGATATTAATCATGCTCTCTATCGAGTGTCCCGCCACATTATAATAGAAAAATTTAAAATCTTTAACTTTCTTCCATGTGTCTCTAACTTTATCGATCACTTCTTGCCCGGCTTGCCTCCACCTGCCTGTTTCTAGCAAATGCATGGGAACTCCAGATAGGGCGGAGCACTGTCTTACTATAAGCTCCTCTTTGCTCATTTCGCCATTATCAAAATGAAGGATCGGCACATTATTGTTGATCGCAGAGACTTTTGTGCAAAAATCCATACAGAATTGCGTTTTGCCTACGCCAGCCCTAGCAACAACAACCGTGATGTTTCCAGGTCTGAGTAAAGATCCATAGCATTCGTTTACTCTTTTATGGGGGCCCATCAGTCCAAACTCGTCGATAGGGTTATTCCCTCTGTCTTCTATCCAGTCCTCCATATCATCAAAAAGATTTTCAGGATTGCTTGAGCCTATCTCGTAAAGATTTATTTTTTCGTTATATATTTTATCTGCTTCGGAAACTATTTGGTCATATGTCGAGCTCGCAGAAATGCTTTTCATGCTTTTTGCGACATCTATAGATGCATCGTGAATCTCTCTTCTGACTGTAATTTTCTTTAACTCTTTGGCTGTTTTGACGACACCCTCTTTGGATATCTGGCGCATTGACAAAGCTTTAATATAGTCCCCAATATTTATATTATCCTCAAAAGACATGCCTAGGGATTTAACCCTCTGCGACAATAAAACTTCATCTAAAACTTCAGAAGCCTCTAGGGACTGACGAAGCACACAAAATATTGTTTTATTAACCGCTGTGTTTTGGGAGAAGAAATCCTCCTGGGTTATGAAGGCTGCGATTAGGGGATAGGACTCTGGGTACTTAATTAGCCCGGCGAGCAAATGTTGTTCTAGTTCATATGAATATACCATAATAGAATGGTATCACACATGAATTAAAATGTCAAGAGCTTTCTTCGTCTCCGAGATCTGTAGAATCTAGATGCAGGTCTTGCGTTGCTACTTGCTCTAGGTATTGCTCTAGGGCCTTCCTTAGGCCCATTTCTACTATAGGAGAGGAGGCTTTTGTTATTATAGAGGGGGTTCCCATCTGGTTTACGTGGGTTAATATAAAGCCGCTATCTCCGCCTGTGGAACCCGTAAACTCAAAAATTTGAGAAAGAATACTCTCAGGGAAATTGAATTCACTTAAATTTTCTGGATCAATATTTTCGTCGCTCATACATTATATTACACAAACTATAGATCTACTCCAAATTTAATAAATAATTCTTCATTAACTGTATCGCTTTCGTATATCTCTATCAGTTTAATATCATTGATTTTGCAAAACTCTAGTTTATCTGCGTCTCTTTTTAATTGATTTATGTAATTAATTTTGTTTTTTCCGTGAAAAAAGGGCACATACTGAGTGTGCTGTCTACCTTGGACCTCTATTGCTATTTTTTTATTAGCATTGTAAAAATCAAGAGATAATCTGGTTCCTACAACTGGAAATTCTTCGAAGACGATATGCTTGTGCCAGTATTTTTTTAAGAATGTTTTTGTTGCTTTTTGAAGCTTGCTCCTGCTGTGCCCATCCCAGTCTACTAGATATTTTTTAGATTTAGATACGGTTCTTTCTGAGCCAACAAGAGTTTTAAACCGCATCGGTCAAGCTCTTAAAGTCTTTGTATAGAAAATCGCTAAGAGCTTGGTTTTCTTCTAGGAAACTTATAATCCTCTGGTCCCCTTGAAACTTTTCCGGAATCTCTATTTTTTTAGAGCCCAGCTCTTTAATTAGATCTTCGGATACCGATATCCAGGCTCCGCTTTTGCTAATTAATTTAAATAAATATAGCATGTCAAGAATTTCTCTCGCCCTCCATACCGAGCTTCCTTTTTTTTGCCCGTATTTAATTGGATACCTTACGACAGATCCAGTTTTCTCATTGACACTTTTTCTGAATTTTATTTTACAATAGTGGCCTATGGGCTCCCCTTTGGCTTCTAGCGTGGTGGCGCTAGGGTTTTTAAATATCATATCAGAAGTATACCTCTCTTGAAATTCAAGAATAAAGTTTGCGTAGTGCTTGACTGCGTTCCCGCCAGCTTCTTTTGTTTTTGGACCGCCTCTTGCAGCATAAGGGTTTGTCGCGACCTCTACCCTGACTTGGCTCGTCAGTATCATCGTGTGTCCCATTTTAGATATTGGTAGTACCATTTTTTTTAAAAAAACTGAAGTTATGAGAGCTCCCCCCGCAACCTGCTCCGATTCGGCGAATGGCTTATTTATGTCCCCAACCCTGCACAAGGCATCAACACTATCAATAATAAACATGTATTTCTTTCCTTCTTCGTTTTGGAAAACAAGCTCCCTTACCAATTCAAAAACTTTTTCAAAAATGTTACAATCAAAGATAAAAAATTTATCAGGAGAAAGGTCAACTCCTGCCCGCTCTAGCATTTCGGGGCTCAACCTACCTTCGCTTTTGATGTATATGATCATGCCTTCTTTTTTAAAATGATTTTGAAAGTTTTTGGCAAAAGATAGCGCGCAGCTAGTTTTGCCGCCTTCGTTTATCCCTGTGAACCTATGCGCTCCAGACGGCAGGCCTCCCCCTAGAGCCATGTCTAAATTTAAGCTTCCGCTTGATATTTTATAATCTTCCGATTCATAAAAGTTATAATGATATTTCTGGTTATCTTTATCATTTAAGAATTTAGAAATTTGATCTGTAGTTTGCGGTTGTTCTTTTTTTGTTTTACTCATCTATAAATTGTCTTATTGTTTTTGTTTTTTTTAGGATCGCTCTGTCTTCCCCTTCTTTTTCGCCAAGCTTGATGGTTATTTTTTCAGGGATCTTATAGGAAAATTCCCTATACTTCTTTTTAATAATAAGTAAACCTTTGGGAGATTTCAATACTGCCAAGGAGGGCACCTTTCTTATTCTAACTTTTTCCCAGAAATCAAGGTCTTGAAAGGTGGACATTAGATCATTGAGCAGCTTCATTTCTCTGGCCCAGAAAATTCTTTTTTGATTTTTGGGCTCGACGACTAGCTTTTTAATTAAGTCCCTTTTGTTTATTTTTTTCACTCAGTCAGTATAAGTGATTGAGCGTTTTTTGTCAAGGGGTAAATTTATATTCAGGTTTACTTTTTTTATATTCTCTATTGTCTAATCTATTGTCGAGGTATTTTTTAATGTTAGATTCGAAGACCTTTAGTAGGAGTGGGCCTTTTCTTTCTGGGCAGATCTCGTCAATCTCGCAACCTATGGATTGACAGTTTAGTATTTCAGCTTTATTAAAGTCGCCGACCTTGGTGAAGGTGTGGGATCCGCCCAACTCGGAGGTTACTTCAACGGAGAAGTTTCCATTACCTAGGTTGTTTTTTATTATCAGAGAATTGTCTTGAGCCCCTGACGCCTCAGATAACAACTTGTCTCTTTGGGTTTTTAGTTGTTCGATTTGTTCTGAGAGGCCTATGCATTTGGAATGTTCTAGCTTTACGGTTTGATTTTCGCTTTTAAGTAGATCTATTTCAGATATTAATTTACTTGTGTTTGCCGACCGCTCTTTAAGCTTTAAGTTTTCTTCCTCAAGGGTCAGCGTTTTATTCTTGAGGTTCGCCATGTGAGTCAAGCTTTCTTCTAGCTTTTCTTTTAGCTTTGTTATTTTATCTTTATTTTCTCCGTGCTTTGTAAAGACGCTTTTTATTTCTCTACAGTCTTCGTCGAACTTTTCGAGCTTGCACAGAATGTTGCTTTTTTCGTTTTTTAATTTATTTAATATAGCAGATTCCTGTTCTTTCTTTTTTATTAGATTGTCAATTTCTTCTTTTATTGGAGAATGTTTTTCCATGTCGATTATACTTTTCTCTGTTTCTAGTTTGATTAGCCTTATTGCGTCTTTGTTTTCAGAGATTTCTTTTTGGTACTGTTTTATTTGCTCTTCGTGGAGATCTATAATTTTGGAGTTTTCGTCAATATCTTTTTGTCTCTCTGTGAGCTCTAGCTCTTTTGAGGTTATTTCTCTTTCCTTGAATTCTAGCTCAGATGTTTTTTTGATGTAAGATTCTTCGTCTATAATTATATTTGGAAATCTTTTTGATAGGCTAATGTGCGCAGCCAACACTAGCAATATAGCTAGGGGATCAAATACAAAGATGAGAATCAATATAACTATCCTTACTGCTTTGCTAATATCAAAGGAAGATCCAGTTAGGTCTGAAATAAATTCCGCAACATATTTAATTGGCCCAACCTCGGCTTCCAGCTGCCGCGTTCCGTCGCTGTAGTTAAATTTTTCTTGCTCCAGGGCGTCAATATCGTCTAAGGCTTTGGATATATTAGTGTTAAGAAGCTCAACTTTGGATTCTGAGTCTCCTGGGTTTTCAAACCCTAGGGATTGATATTCTTGTATCCTCTTTCTTATATTGGATATTATTTCAGAAGTTTCTGCTCTTTGTTTCGATATATTATCTTCTGCTATTTTTATTTTTTTAGCTATATTTTCTCTTTCACTTTTTTGATCTAATATCTTAGCTTCAATATCTTTCTTTTTACTGGAGAATAATCCGCCAGATTTGTTTTTTAAATCATTTAATTCTTTGTCTAGTGTGGAGGTTTTATTATTGAGGGACTTTAATATTTCATTGTCGATGCTTATGTCTCTGTCTAGTTGGTTTGTTAGTTGTGATATTTTTTCCTGTTCGAGCTTTATATTTTCCGAGGTTTTTCCTCCAAGGTTTTCTGATTTCTCTTCTTTTTTAGCTATCAACTCTTTCTGTCTCTGGATGTATTCTCTCTGTCTTTCTATTTTGTTTTCCACTTGAGCAACTAAAGCTTTAGACTTTTCTGCAACTTGCTCATGCTCTATGTGGGACTTGGATAGAAATCCAAAAATCCCCATGCTTGTTATTCCCATCAAAACAAGAATTGCAGAAAAAAGATAAAACTTTATCATTCTTGGTGCCGACTTCCAGTTTTTGTGAAGCCAAATTGACGCTATAATTTTACCTATTTCTAGAACGGATCCCATGGCTATCACTGCGTACATGGATCCTGGAAAGATGGTTGCTAGGCCGATAATACTGAAGTATGCTGCTATGATAGAAATGCTTAGCGCGGAAATTAATGTTGTTATTGCAAAAATCATGATATTTATAATTTATTTTTAAAATGTTTATATTTATACACCAATCAATCTTTAGCTTCTGACATTATTACCGTTATTGTTTGGCCATTGTCTAGCTCTATTATGGCGAAAATAGCTCCGTCGTTGGCCCCTCCAACTTCTTCGTACTCCTTGGTTATAGTGCCCTCGACCTCTCCCTGCGCTGTGCTAACCAAGCATCTTTTCTGTTTTTTGTTTGACATTCTTATATATACACAATCAGCTATAACCTTAAAGTTGAAAGTTAACTTTCAACTTTGGGTAGACTTTACTTTAACTTTTGTGTACCATAAGGGATGAGTAAAAGAAAATATAATAAAAAGTCTAATTATTGGAATAAGTTCGAAAAGCAAGAGCCCTCCTCTATTAGCGATTATATTAAAGCTCAAGAAAGCCTTGACCCCATTGCTCCTATGTCTGCGGGAGAGCCGTTTTACTCAGAGTCAAAAGCCAACTATTCAAGATCGCCAAGCAAAAACGAAGATACCGTATCTCGGAGAAACTATATACATAGCAACAATAAAAAGGACAGGTTTGCCAATATATCTGGAGGGTTATTACCTTACACTTATGGCTCGGACGGAGTAAGCGTAAGAGAATCTATCGAATTGTGCCAAAAGGCCTACGCTAATGTATCTGTATTTAGAAACGCTATAGACGTTATGTCTGAGTTTGCTAATGCAGAGGTATACCTTGAAGGAGGGACTCAAAAATCAAGAGATTTTATAACTAAATGGTTTGACAAAATCAACCTATGGAATCTAAAGGATCAATATTTTAGAGAATATTATCGAAGCGGTAATATATTTTTATACAGAGTTGATGGCTCTTTTTCTAAGGACGATTTCGATAAATTAAGTAAAGTTTACGGGTCAACCATATCGCTGCAACCCGGCAAGCTGCCGGTTAGGTATGTTATGCTTAACCCTTTTGACGTTACAGCGAATAAAGCAAGCTCTTTTGAGTCGGGGGCGTACGAAAAAGTACTTTCAGAGTACGATATAGAAAGGTTAAAGAATCCAAAGACCGACTATGATCAAGAAGTATTTGATTCTCTAGACAAAAGCGTTAAGGATAAAATTGTTAACGGAAGCTATAACTCAGACGGAATAAATATAAAGCTTGACCCATCTAAATTAATATACTCATTTTATAAAAAGCAGGATTACGAACCTTTTGCTATTCCGTTTGGTTATCCAGTGCTAGACGATATTAACTTTAAATTAGAACTAAAAAAAATAGATCAAGCTATCTGTAGAACTATTGAGAATGTTATACTTCTCATAACAATGGGTGCGGAGCCCGATAAGGGGGGCATTAACCCGAGAAACATGGAGGCCATGCAAAACTTATTCAAAAACGAAAGCGTGGGTCGAGTTTTAGTTAGCGACTACACCACTAAAGCTCAATTTATAATTCCAGATATAGGCAAGGTTGTTGGCCCCAGCAAATACGAAGTTATTAACGCCGATATAAAAGAAGGGCTTCAGAACGTTATAGTAGGGGATGAGAGGTATAGCAATACGCAGGTCAAAACAACAATCTTTATGGAAAGGCTAAAGGAATCTAGGAACGCTTTTTTGTATGATTTTCTTCAGCCTCAAATAAAAATGGTTTGCCAGAATTTAGGTTTTAGAAAATACCCTGTCGTTAAATTTCAAGAGACAGACGTTAAAGATGAGGTCCAATTACAAAGGGTCGCAACAAGACTTATGGAGCTGGGGGTTATCACTCCACAGCAAGGAATGGAGGTTCTAAACAAGGGAATATACCCCAATTCGGAGGATTTAGATTCCGCTCAAAAAGAATTTATCAAACAAAGAAAAGATGGGATGTTTAACCCTATCGTTGGCGGAACCCCAATGATAAATCCCCCTGATCCCCCCGAAGGAAACGTTCAGAAGCCAAAAGCTAAGTCTGAAGTTGGAAGGCCTGTCGGGACTTCTGAGATACCGCAAGAGTCCAAGGCAAAGGATTTATACAGCAGAGAAGCTCTTCAGAGCGTTATATACCAAACCGAAGCTTTGAAGAAAACCGCTCAATCAGAGATGAAAAACAAATCATCAAAGAAGAGGTTAAGTAAGTCGGAAAAAAACATGCTTGACGAATTGTGCGCTTCCGTTATTATCTCCGAAGACTCGTCCAATTGGGACGAAAAGTTAAAACAGTGCATTGCCTCTTCTGCTAATATAGCAAAATTGGGCACTCAAATAGGAGTTCAAGATATAGCTTCCGAGCATCAGCTCGATTTATATTCTGCAGCATTACTCTTTCACAGCAAAAGGGGGCAATAAGACATGGGCGCGTTCGAGACCTTCGTAAATGCTAACCTGGGTATAAGAAAACCTTTAATCTCTGATGTTGGGCCCCCTTCGGGAAGCTCGAAGGCTGCAGGGATTATAGGTTCTGAATATATAGATACTGATAGTAATTTTTTGTATGAAAAAACTGGAGAAAATAATTTAAGCGACTGGGTATTCACAAGAAAGCTGGGAGACCAGTCCAAAGATGAAGAGCTAGAGAATTCAGTTTCTATAATTTCTGGAAACTTGCAAGCATTAGATGATTCCATACACTCTTCTTCTTTCTCTTTACCCTCTGGAGCCAGTGAGGTCTCAATCAAATACTCGGACCTGGGGGTTGTAGGCTCATACTCTCAGAGCCCTGATATAAATATTAGTATGATTTCTCAATCCTCTTCTCCGCCGTTATCTTATTACTCTTATATGATATATGGAGTTTCCTCGACAGGTTTTAATGTTTCTTTTTCTTCAGAGATTAATGAATCTGATTTGAGTTTGGGTGTTTTATTAAAAGAATCTATTTAAATATCTACAAGAACATTAGAACATAAATTATATAACTTTCAATTAAAAACAGTGTATTATATACTACCATGACATGCAATCCAGAAAAAACGACTAAGATAATAATTCCCAGAGCAAGTGGGGAAGGCGGATTGGGACTTCCGGAAGTTGCCTGGGGCGCGGCGTATTTTAATAGCGGGCAATTTTCAAACATATACGTCAAGGACGATATTTATCTCAAGGGGAATATGTTTATTTGGGGAGAGGTCAATACTGTCAATTCTACAGTTCTAACTGTAAGAGACACAAACATTGTTATTGGAGATGCAGGTAGCGGAAATAACTCTGACGTTCTTGCTGACGGGGGAGGTTTTACGCTAAAAGGGAATACAGACAAAAGCATTCTGTGGAGGCTTTCTAACGACTCTTGGAATTTCAGTGATAGCGTTAAAATTTCAGGATCTTCATTGGTTGATGGTTCGTCTGTTATTGAGGGAGATAATTATACAGTTTCCGATTCTTATATTGGTGGAGATTTTTCTGTCACCGGTTCGTCTCTTACCAAGGGCTCTTCTATCATCGAAGGATCTTCCGTTATTGAGGGAGATAACTATACAGTTTCCGATTCTTATATTGGTGGAGATTTTTCTGTCACCGGTTCGTCTCTTACCAAGGGCTCTTCTGTCATCGAAGGATCTTCCGTTATTGAAGGAAGCAATTATACAGTCACAAATTCTTATGTCGGCGGAAATTTTTATGTTACAGGAAGCAGTGTTATAGATG